TAAAAAATTCAGGTGTTACAGGGTCTTCTGAACTGGCATCCTCTATTGGGTCTTCGTCATCCTCATAGTCCGAAGCTTCAATTTCTTCAGCTTCTTCTGTTACTTCTTCTTCAACTTCATCAGCAACTTCAGCCTCAGCAGATATTTCTTCTGTTTCCTGAGATTCTTCTATTACTTCTTCTGTTGTCTCTTCTACTGGCTCAATAATGCTACTTACAGCACTATCTATGTCAGTTATTGGGATTTCAGTCTCGTTAGCCAAGGTACTGTCTCCTATTTAAGTTTGCGATTGTACATTGCTTCATCTGTTTTTACAGAGTCGAAGTAATCATCAATCTTTCTAATTGCACATATCATGTTATGTGCCTCCTCTCGCTCATCCGTTGTCGAATTAGCGTTTACAAACACAGCAATTTGCTGTTCTGTAATCTCTTTTAAGGCTAACTGAAACATATCGTCAGCCTGTAATGTCTTCATTCTAGCAGATTTTTCAACAATTGAAAGTTTCGATGCCACTAGAACCTACCTCCTGTTACTGCCTGTGCAGGTGATTCTTGTGGGTATCTTGCTTCTTGTTGAGCCGCTTTTATTTGTTCTACATCAACCTTAGTGCCATAATTACCTAATATCTCTGCGGCTTTAATAATAAGGTCTTGGTCAAGCTTATCACGCTCTCTATCATCAACTGCAATAGCTTTCTGTGCATCAATTTGTGCTTTAAGCATATCCATCTCAGCTTTCTTATCTGCTTTGTATTGCTCTGCTTGTACAAGTGCTTCAGCTTCAGTCATTTGTTGGTTTTCTGCTTCCATCTGTTGTTGCTGTTGCATTAATTCCATTTCCATTTCAGGTGTCATTGGATTAAAGTATCTGTCAACATTACGAACTCCTTGTAAAGCTAACATATCACCTAATGTGTTACGAATGCCTGACATAGTTACTAATCCATTACCTGAGCCATAATTTGACCATATTTGCATTTGCATTTGTAACGCTTGACTTAGTGCATTGTGTCTATCCATTTCCTGTCCAGTACCAACACCAACATTGACTGTCATATCCATGCCTGTATTCCAAACACGTGGGTCTACTGGCTGAAATTCACCATGTAAACGCATCATAGTCTCTTCACAGCTATTTTCTACTAATAGATGTAACATTAGCTTAAATAAACGTTTTAGTCCTCCCTCAGCAATATTTCTTGCCATAACTTCAATTTGTGCTGAACCTTGTTGTGCTTGGAGACGAGCCGCAGTAGCTGAGGTATTTTGTAAGGCATCAGGGTCTAATCCCATAGAAGCTCTGCTTACACCTGATTTAGCTTCTACAGCATCGTCCATGTATTGCATCGCAGTTAATACCTGACCTGCGACAAAAGGAGTTGCAATATCTACCAAGGCTTGAGGAGATTTCATTCTTACAAGACCACCAATCTCATTGTTCATTAAATCATCTACATTAACTTGTCCTTGCACATAACCTTGTCTTGGTGAGTTTGTTAATGCTACGTTATCCATCATTCCTCTAAGCATAGCTGTAGAAGAGTCTTGGTCATTCATAAGCAAGTCTGCAACACTACGACCAAAGAATGTATGTGGCTCAGGGTCTACTTCAAATACTGCAAAAGGCACTTCACCATATGGCTCACACTCAAGTAGTTTGTCATCACCACCTGCAAGTAACAATCTGTACATAACAGCAACACCTGTACCTTCTTTATCAATCTTCATGTAAGCTTCTGTAACAGCAACTTTTTTCATTGAAACGTCAGCGTGATGGTCTTGTTCATCTTGCTCGTATCCTCTACGCTCAAATTCTTCTGAGTCTGAATATGTATCATCAGAACTTAAACCTGATAAATTAGATACTTCTTCAAAGTCATAACCCATAGAAACTAGGTCACTTACTCTTAACTCAGTTCTGTGAGCTACAATATATGAATCATCAACACTCTTTGCGTTTCTGTCTACAATAAATTCTTCAGGTGGTACTGACTCTATTTTTAACTCACCATTTTCTTTTTTGTGGCTTATAGTTAGCGTATGTTTAGGTGTTTCTACTTCTATAGCATCGTCACCCATTTCCATTTCAAGTTCTGTGCCATGCTCAATAACAGTTACGTCAGGCTCATTAACAATAGCCATCATTTCTTCATCTGTTACATTTGTGTAGGTGTGTAACGTTGCTTCTGTGTTACTTTCCCACCATATTTTTAATACACCTGTTTTTTTAACTAAAGCATCATGTATTGCATCATTTAACAACCTGTATCCGTTTAGCTGTTGAAATTTCCAATGTGCATATTTAGTTGCTTGTTCAGCACCTACAACATCTTTTTGGCTAGTTGGTACAAACTCTACTGGGTTTTCTGATGACAAAAAAACACGCATTAAACTGGGTTTTATAGCACGTATTGTGTCTCTTACTTTAGTAGCCACTATCTTAGAACGTCCATCTTCTTGTCCAATGTCTACTTCACCTTCAAAGTAACGCTGAGACTTAATTCTGTCTTCAGCTATTTCACTTTCAACAAATGATATTGCAGAATCTAAAGCATCTTTAGCTATACCTTGTACGTCATCATCTGTCATTGCTTTTAGTTCTGCCATCTATTACTCCTTGAACCCTGTTATAAGTGGAAATGCGTTTTGTGATGCTAAACCTAGTAAACCTTCTATGCCTGATGCACCTGCTGGGTCAAATTGTTGATTAACTTCACTACCTGCTGTTTTAGCTCGTAAATCTCCACCTGCTTGTGATAATGCCATAATCATATCATCTAATGTTCTCATAAACAAACCCATTGAGCTATCATCAATTAGAGCTTTTTCTAATGCTTTATAGTTTTCAGGATTTGTCGTAATAATATCAACATATTCTTTAGCAACTTCATCTGATATGCCCATTTTTCTTTTCATATATTGAATTGCACCATCTGCTACTGCTACCATTATTCCACCTTCACGACCACCTGATGCACCTGCTATTCTAGACATTTGTATTTTATCAGCAGTCTGTGAACCAAATTGCCCTTGTAATGTTGGACTAACTTTAGCGGCATTAGATGCTACACCTAATTTTTGCATTAATGGAGCTAATGTTTCTTCAGGTACTACTTGTGTAATAATATTATTTAGCAACGTAGAGTCATCTGCCATTTCTTTAATTGATTGATAACCTTTTTTGTTTTTTAGTGCCTGTGTAATTCCAATACGTAATGCGTTCATAACACCCGGTGTATCACCAAAAGCCTCAATGAACAGTTGTACATCTTCAGGAGAGTTGCCTCTCTTTTGATTTAATAAACCTAATCCATATTCGTAAGCTTCACGACCTTTGCGAACTACTCTAGCTTGTTCTCTTACAGCAGTTAAACCCGGACTTAATTTATCTAATTTAGCTCTTATGGCTTCTTCTAATGCTTTAATGTTGCTACCTGCTGACCCTTTTCCTGATTTATTTAAGTCATAAGCAACTTCGCCTAATGCTCTACGTATTACTTCAGCATCTTCTAATGATGGCTGTCTTAACATACGTACAACACCATTTTTGTTTTTAGTAAATAATGGTACTAAACTACCTGATGAGCTGTATATTTGTTCAATAGCTTCGTAAACACCTGTTCCTTTCATCTGTCCTGCTTGTAGCAAATCGTTAACAATGCCATCGCCCATACCTTTGACTAAATTAGGGTTGCCACCTTTTTTACCAAAAACTGTGTCATAAAGTTCTTTTTCTTTCTTTCTAATTACAGACTGGTTTTGTGTCCATATCTTAGTCAAATTAGCATCTGAGTTTGTACCTGATGCCATTTTTTGTAAATCGTCTATAACACCCATTTTTGTGGTTTTAGGTCTTTGTTTAGCTACTGCTTCAAGAACATCCTGTGCCGCACCTTTACCTTTAATTGTTTCTTTAATCAAATTAACTAAAGTTTGGTTTTCTGACATTAAACGACCATTCATTAAATCTACTACTACTTCGTCTTCTGTCTTACCTGTTTGTTCCATTAACTTGTTTAATTCTTTACGTACAGCTAGACTTGCTGTCTCACCAAACATACGTTTACCTAATGTAGAAACATATGTTGATATACCTGCTACAACGTTACCACCTAATACAAATGCACCTGCTATTGGTGCGCCTACAATATAGCCAGTTGCAAAATCACCAAAACTTTTATCTTCTGCTTCACCCACAGAATACACACCTGCACTAGTACCTGACCTATTCATTACTTGTAAAGGACTTAATTTACTTGTGTTACTACCTGATTTGAAAACTGACCTACCTAATCTAAACAAATTAGATACTGATGCACCCCATGCACCCGGCCCACCAAATATGCTAAATACTGTAGGAACTAATGCTCCTGCTAATTCAAAACCAAGTGCTTCTTTAGGGTTTTGTTGTGCATAATCTGCTACTTTTTTGTTAATTTCAGCTTTTGCTTTTTCGTAGGAAACACCATCATTTAACAAAGATACTGCAAATGCTTCTATTTCATCTGCAAATTGAAATGTCAATCCACCTAAAGTGCTACGTAGTTTTTGTGAGTCAGCTTCGCCAATACTTTGTACTGTGCTAGACCCATCATTGGATGGCAAAGACCTGTTTAATATGTCTAATGTTTGGTCATTTGGATTTATACTATTTAAAACTGACTCATCAACATTTATATCTTCTTCTGCATCAATTTGCGATAATATTTCAAAGCCTGTTGCCATTAGTTAACTCCTTCGTTTGCTTCCCACCATTTTTGAGCCAATTCTGTTTTACCTAATATATTAAAGTAAGTATCGTATGTCATACCCGGCATATCTGCTATAAATGCGGCTCTGTCGTTATAGTTTATGTATGACCAAGCATCATACGCTGACATTGTATCGATATGCTTATCCCATGTAGCAAAATCCATAGCTTGTACATCTTGAGGTAATCTACTACGATATACTTCATATTGTGTTGCTCTTATATGTGTTTTGACATCGTCATTCAAAACTTTGTATCTTGACTTAATATGCCCTTGTCTTTCCATAGCAAATTCTTTTTTGTATGCTGTCCAAGAACCTAATTCAGATATGCGTTGTGAACGATTGTACATTTCTTGTGCAAGTTTCTGACGTGATTCAATCATCATAGTAATTTGTTTGTACAGTTGTTCAGGAGACAAATTTGTATCTAAATTAGTTTGCATAGCCATTTGCATTTCTTTTTCAGATAACGCACCAAATGTTGCCATGTTAATTACATCAATACCCATTAAATTAGCTGTACTTTTTATAACAGCTTGTTCTGCTGTAAAGTTTGGAAGCATATTTGTTATCCATCCTGATATAGCTTTTTCGTTGTATGTACCATCAGGATTTTTTAATGTTCTAGCCACATTTTGATACTTTTGAACTGAATCAATAGCGGCTGTTGCTTCTATGAAAGAATCATCTGCATATCGAATAGCTTTTGCTCTATCGTCTGCATTTTCTTGTTCATCTAATTCTCTTTGGTATTGCTGTGATGCTGACTCACCAAATGCACCATCGATAATGTTTATTGTTTGACCACCAAATTCGTCTGTCACAATTGTGTATTTTTGACCTTCTTTCATCTCAACACCCATGACTGTGCCATCTTTTTGTTGTACTTGTATAGCACTTGTAGTGTCTTTTAGGTCTTTCGCACCAACACCAAAGTCATTACTAAACATTTCTACGTATTTACGTATAGCAACAGGGTCACCTTTAGCACTTTCAATTAATGCTCTATATGAATCAATTAAACCATCTTGTTCAGGTGTTCCTTTACCTCTAAACGTTTCCATCCATGCTTGTGTACCATTAACATCACCCTTAGTTTCTTTAAATGCTAATGTCATTGCTGTGTTAACGTCCATTGCACCTGTGCTTACTAAATTAGCTAAATTAGGTTTACCCATTTTGACAAGTGCATCTACAGTAGCATTTTTATTAGTTTTCGCTGTCTGCGTATCTATAGTTGATTGAAATGAAGCCGCTATGTTTGGGTCAGGGTCGAGTCTCATAGAGTTAAAACCTATGCCAAGACGTGCTACTTGTTCAGGACTCATGCCTTTAAACATTTGATTGCTAACACCACTTACAATGCCACCAAATCCACCGAAACCTTGGTTAGTATTGTTTGTGGCTTGTGTAGGTGGTTGGTTATACTCACCCATAGATTGGATTTTCTTTTCTTCTTCCCCACCTAGAAGTCCTTTACCACCACCCATAAACTGGCTTAGTAAACCCATTCCGACCATTTGTCCTAAACCTATTGCCATCTTTTAACTCCCAGTATAACCACTAGCTCCTAGTGTTAGATAATCAAACAGACCCGGTTGTTTAGTTGTAGTTTGAGTCTGTGGTGTTGTTGGTGTTACTCCTAATGCCGCATTAAGGTATGCAAGACCCTGTGCAGGATGTCCAACATATCCTTGGTATTTATTAGCCGCTGCATCAAATAATTGTTGCTGAAGTGCTTGTTGCATTGCACCCTGTGCCATCATATTGTTATTAACTGTCTGACCCATACCAAAACCGAGATTAGCTATATCGCCAAGTTGCCCTGCCGCTCCTAATCTTTGTCCTGCACCTGACAAGTCAGCTTGTTGATTTGCCATACCTGCTTGTAATCTGTTTTGTTGATTAGCTAGTTGTGCTTGTAGATTTGTACCTATGTCAGCTTGTGCCATTTGCTGTGCATTTTGGAAACCTGCTTGTCTAAGACCTGCTGATGATTTAGCTAATTGACTGAGTGTTTCTCTGCCTATATCACCCATTGCAACACCATGTCTAGAGCCACCATATGCGTTAGCGGCTTGTGCTTGACTCTGCAATTGACCCATACCAATATTTGCACCACGTAAAATATCAGCTTCATTAGCTTTTACAACTGCATCGTCATAAGGGTTCATGTAAGGATTTAAGTTAGTAGTACCCAGTTGATTAGCTGTTACATTACTTCCACTTACAGATAAAGGCTTGTAACCCATTCCTGCAACAGTACCCATTCCTGCACCTTGTACACCTTGTGCGGCTAATTGATTAATATTTGGTGGCTTAACTTGTCCTTGTGGTGTTGGTTGCCCTGCCATTTCTTATCTCCTATCGTTTTCCGTAAGTATAGAAATCTCTTGCATTTGGATTTCCTATTTTTCTTGTATCAGTCATAACATTGTTACCGATTTTTGTACCGAATTTTGGTTCACCCATATCTTTTTGTTTAATAGGTGTTATATTGCTAACCACGTGTGTTTGCTCATTAAATTTTGGTGTTAATATATCTAGCCACGTTGCTTTACCTTTATTCCATTCAGCTTCGGTCAAGGGGGCTGTTTCCCCTGCTACTTTCCCATAGGTGTGTATCCTTTACTATCAAATCTACTACTTAGACCTCCTCCCATACCTGCTTCAATGTCTGCTGTGTCATCCATTGCAGGTGCTTTTGTATAACTATAGTCAAATTTTGGTTGTAGATTTCTGTAAGCATTATCTGACTCACTAACTGTGCTAAATGGACTAATTTGGTCTTTATGCAAATCAGTTTGAAAGTGAGGAGAGTTGTAGTCAGGAGTAAAAGTATCTTGTGGTCTTCTAGTTGGTGAACTTACATTTGCACTACCTCTAAAACCACCTTGTCCAGTTGAGCGTGTTGTTGGTACGTTAGCACCAAACAAAGCATCGTACTGTGCTACTGCATCAGGCTGATTGGCTTTAAGTTCAGCAAGTGCTGATTCGTATATTGGCTGTGAGCTGTAGCCACTAAACCCATCGAAATCTGTAGGTGTTGGCATTCCACTTGTAGCTGTTAAATTGCTGTTAGGGTCAAGCAAACCAAATGCCTGTGCCGCTCCTATGTTGGCATCAAATGCCGCATTTTGTGTTGGTGTAAATGCCGCAACGTCCGGCCCATAGTAAGGCATGTACTCAATTCTTTGTACATCTTCAGCTCGTTGTAAATTTCTAATTGCAGGGTCACGAATCCAAGCAGGAATCGTTGTCTCTGTTGTCTTGCTTCCACCTTTTCCACCACCACCACTCATGTCAAAACTCCTTCAATAATGTTGTGAACTGTTCTGACCAACCTCTTGACTGCAAGACTTTTTTCCAACCTTTTCGTCCTGCTACTGTCATGCCATCACAGCCTTGTTGTTTACCCCATGCCATTGCATCATCATGCATGTCTGTAATCTGTTTAATTCCGTAACCTTTATCACCACCTGCTAAGAATACGTGTAGCACTTTTTTATTAGGATACACTATTATCTCAGTAACTGCACATCCGTTTGCACCCATCCATAGTTGCATGTGTCCACTTAACACACCATCTACAATGTCTTTAAAGTCATGCGTTTCACCACCTTTTTTAAGTGCTGACTCTATCCAGTCTTTACCATTCATTAACTGTTCTTGTATATTCATGGGTCTAATTTTATCCTAATCCATGCTCCATTTTTAGAAACTACAGGACAGTCCTGAGCCTCATCCCACATAATAATCCCATCTTGTGTAGCTTTACTATCTGAATTATAAAATTGTAATTTGTTTCTAGTAGTCGTTATAAAAGTATTTAATCGTTCACCCCATGGCTTCCAATCTTTGCCTAATGGTGGTGGAGGTGTCTGTACACTCATCGTCTACCTCCTGCATTAGCTTCTATACGCATTATTCCTGACCTCCAGTTTTCATTACCTGTGCCTTGTACTTTTATACGTACTTGTCTACCCTGAAAGCGAACATCTGTTGGATTACCAAGAGTAAATGCTCCATGTGATGTCTCACTATCATTAGGATAAAAACGTGTCTTAAATGTAACTTCTACTTGTCCTTGTGTTTTTTCATCAGGTATAAGCTGTGTTACTTTCATAATGCTGTCACCATTACCAAGACTTATAGAGCCTGACTCAGCATATGGTTTTGTTGACCCTGTATGTGTGTAACCTGTCTCTTGATTGTAAAGATTGCCACTAGCATCTGCCCATATAGGATTGCTAAATACACCTTGGTCAACTCCTGCTGTTCTATCTAATTCACCAGTAGACCAATGTCCTTCTTTATAGTCAAGTGCAACATATCTATCGTTTTCGTTTGAGCTACTAGATGGATAAAACCACCATATTTCACCATGTTGTGAGTTATGTACAGCGTAAACTTTGCTTATTTGTGCATCGTTCATGTCATCAAAAACATAATCAGACACTTCACATGGCATTTCACTAGCTACTGAGCCATCAAACTGGAAAAAACCTTTACGACCCATCCAAAAAGCTCCTTCATCAATAGCTACAGCACCACGTCTTGATGCAACACCACAAGCTGTACCTACTCTTTCAAACCCATAGACAAATGGTGCGCCTGAATAACTAGCAACGTGTGCATCATTGTCAGTTAGGATAAGGGTTCTACCTCTCATACGTAAACCTAACATGATTTGACCAACAGTCTGTAATTCAAAGTCACCTGCTTGGTTTGTAGCACTAGGTGTCCATGATGTATTATTTTCTTGGTCACACCATTGTACTTTACGAGGATTACCACCTGCACCAAGTGCAAATACAAATCTTTCTTCTGTAACTACTAAACCTTTGTTATTAACTGGAGCATTGGCTACTACTTGTGCCACAACTCCTGTGTTAAGTTGCCATTCGTATATCTTGCCATCCTTAGATGAACAAGCCATAAGGTATTCACCCCATGTGTCTAGTGACCATGTTGTAGCTTCTTGATATATACCTGAGCTTGTTGGTGCATTACCCCAATTACTATGCCCATAAAATCCACCACCATAACCAAGATTAAGCGATGCATTCAAATTACCTGATGTTAATCCTGATGGTGTTATGTCATAAACTGTGTGTGAAGGGTTTACATAATATAATTTGTTATAAGTGCCACCTGATAAATATGAGTCACTTGAGTTATCAAGCCATGAAAGCATTGCTCTAGGTGCTGATGCGAATGCACTAGCTTTTCTAGTTGTCCATCCACCAACTGGTCGCATAGAACCATCGTGCCATCTAACTAAACTTGCATCTCTCCATCTATTAGACGATTGAAAGTCTGTGCCATTTCTATATTGACCCGGTGGTATGTCTAAAGGTATTAATGCCATAATCTTATGCCGCTATCTCTGTCCATGTGACTGTGTTATTAATAATTGTTTCCCACTTCTCTCTACCTATTGTAGCTACACCTGATGTTGATGATACTATACCACCGACACGTTGTACTCTATTGCATGTTGCTGTAATACTTGATGTAGGTTGTGTAACTGCATGTCCTTGAAATATTTGCTCGGAGTCACCAACTGCACTTGAAGTGTTAGCATTATTTGGTGTTGGTGCTGAACCACCCATTCCTGAATGATATTGACAATAATAATACAAATTAGGTGTGCCATCTGCTACAACAAAATTAGGTGTACCACCTGTTACAACAATAGTTGATTGCGTTGACGAGTTGTGAGTTACACCTGTTGTGTATTCTGTTCCACTTGCATGTGTACCATCTGCTGTGTCTGAAAATCTTAATGGATGTGCTGATGGGTAATTGAATACATAGGTGTTACCTTCAACAAGTTGTATTGTTTCTTGCTGAACACCATTAATAAAGTATTTGTTAGAGCCACTCACACTAGCAACAGTTACCTCGTTTGTATGAGTGCTTCCCGTTGATGCAATTCCACCTCTTGTAGCAAATCCGAGTACGGTAATACTAGCTACTGCTGTTGGTACACCTGAGCCAAATCTAACACGATTACATATAGCCGCAGTTGTTGATGCACTACTAATAGTCGCTGATGCACTAATAGCAAACACACCAACAGCACTAGTTGTAGCTACAGCGTTAGCTGTCTGTGGACTTGTGCGAACACGCATCACACTTTCAGTTATGCTAGATGTAGTTGTTGATGTTGCAGTAGCAATTCTTACTCTTGCACCATTACCAGTAGTTGTAACTGTAGTCTGTGAAGCTCCATTAATAATAGCAGAGCCTTCAGGTACACGTCTAACACCAACTGTTAAACCTGAGTTAGCAGTTGTACTAGCAGTTGCTATTCTTACACGCTTACTATCTGCTGTTGCACTTGACGTTGCTGTGACTACTGTTTGTAAATCATCTGCTCCACCATTAAAGACACCAACACCATAATTCCAGTCACCATAGTTTCTAGAATCGGTTTCTTCAATGATGACTACTTCACCACTACAAGTCGAGCTTGATGTAGCAGTAAGTGTTATTACACCACTACCTAAGTTAACTATCCAGTTAACACCATTAGCACCTGACGTAGCAGTTACTGTAGCTGATGCATCCTGAACTTCACCTACGCTTGAGCCAAATGTACGTAAACCGTAATACGATTCACCATACTCAAAAGCCATTTACTTAATTAGTTAAGTGTAATATCTAAGTCACCTGATGGCACACGAAACACGTCACCAGTTTCAATAGTCTTATTTGACGATAGAGCCGCATAAGCCATCATGTTTCCTGATGTAGAAGCATCAAAAACTGCAACATGTGTTACTGTTCCATAGTTAGCTGTCGCTGTAGGATATTCTACTGCCGCATTATTAGACGTAGTGTTACCTGATGTTGTAAATGCAACTGTTTGACGTGCATACCCACCACCACTCACTTCCGTACCACCACCAGTTTCACCCGGAGCGCCTGTAAATAACGCTAAGTATTTAGTTGATGGAGCTGTGTAAGCCGCACCTGCAAATACGTGGTCTAGAATTTCTGTTTCTAAATAGTTTGTAAAACTCATACTAATCCTCTCACTTTAAGTGTTAATCCTGACCCACTATAACGAGCTTGGTCAGAATATTCATTTAATCTAGCAACTGCGGCAGAATACATCTGCGCCCAAACTGCTACCCTTTGGTCTTCTGCTAAGTAAGGTGCTGAGTGTAATAACGCTCCGTAGAGATATACATCAGGTGCTTCTAGCAAAAGCCAGTTATCTGAGTTACTACTAAGGGATGGTACTTTCTGATAGTAAAGCAACTCAAAATCTGTGTCATTACTCGGAGTTGGGTACAATTGAAATTGTCCATCTGCGTGTGTGTACATACGAGGTGTGCCTGTAGCATTCTCGTTAGCGGCTCTCTTGTCCGCCATAGCATCTCTTGAGACAAGGTTAACAACTGTAGTGCCTGTGCCTGTAAGATGTAATCGTATTGTTTCTATCCAGTCTGAAGGTACTTGCATGTACTCATCACCACTAGATTGTTGTCCACTAGACCTAGCTTCCATCTTGTAGTGTCTAATGTCTCTGTTAATTTGTGCCTCAGCTAATGTAATAAAATCAGGTATTACTGCTGTGAGGTCATCTCTGTTTAGGAAGTCAGCTATAGAAGCTTTTAGTCCTGTGTAATTAGATAAAGCCATTAGTACATCCTCAATCTGTCTTGATTTTGTATTTCGTAGCCACTTGGATTAATAGAACCATTTTCAAGTCCTGCAATAAATGCTTGGTATTGTTCATCATTCAGTTGTGGCAATATTTCCATAACATCTCTATATTCAGCTTCGCTAAGTCGAGACAGTACAGCTTGTGCATTATCTCGCATTGCCGGAGTATCAAAGCCTCTTTCACCACCAAAACCTAAGTTGTTAGAGCTGTATGCAGGCATTGGTATTATTCCTTCAGAAATACGCATATTTGTAATAGCTTGGTCTGTTAAACCATCACCACTAAAACCATAACTTTCTGTTGCGCCATCTACACCAAATGTATATTCTGACGTATCACCTATGCCATATTTGTTTAAAAACTTATCACGCAATACTTCTTTAAATTTTTTTTGATATTCAGTTTCAGTAGGCTCTAGGAAACTCTCACCTGTGTCAGGGTTAGTGCCTGAAAACATGTCCATCAAGTATCTTTCTCTATGAGCATCTTGTACTGCATTAGCAGGAG